CCGTGCCTGTTGGAATGATTTCGCGCAATGTGACATTTGATGAAGTCAATGCAGCGGTGAACGAATAAGGCGTGGCGGTAACAACGGTGTGCGTTGCGGTGAACGGTGCTGGCAGACCAGTCACAATGACCGATTGACCAGCGACAAAATGGTGATTGCGTTGCGTGTAAAAATATGCAACGTTTGATTCAAGTTTGTATGACTCAATTGCTGAAGTGTTTGCAACCAGCATGGGCAAAATCACCGCTTCAGCGGTATTGATGATTTCGTCTAGGTAACTGTCTGAATAAAGTGAAACGGACACGCCAAGCACCGTGCGCAATTGGCTTGCAGTAACAATGACTGGCATGTCCGTTTCCTTTCGATCGGCTGCGGCGAGATCGGGAGAACCCGCCGCATGATTAGTTTTTGTCGATTACGACTTATTCACACCAAATGCGCCCGCTGCGATCTTTGTCGCAACTGCACCGAATGAATAAACGCCGACTGTGATTGAACCGTCTGCGGTTGATTCTGCGCGCAACTGGTATGAAGTTCCCTCATACCATGTGTAAGCGTCAGGGTTAATAATCATGATCGAATCATCTGTGTCTGTTGTCGCTGCAGTGTTTGCAGTAACGTATAGATCAAGACCAGCAACGCGACCGCGCAAACTGCCAGGTGTTGCAAGTCCTGGCTGGTTGCTTGGTTGTGTAACTTCGTTATAGATCGGACGACCTGCGTCGTTCAATGACATTAGGTTTGACCACTGTGAAGTGTTAACCAAAATGTTGCGTGCAAATGGATTTGCAAGACCTGCGGTTGCAGCGTAAACGCTTGCTGAACCACGTGCTACAACACCAAGCAATTCTGCTGCTGTTGGGTATGTTGCAATTCCTGTTGCGTCAGCGGTTGCGCCTGCAACCAATTGCGCGTTTGCGTAAGCGTCTTGCGCCTTCGCCATGGCTGCAACCATATTTCTAAGAAGTTCATCATAAAAAAGTGGGCTTGTGCGGGTCAGCAACTCAACTGAAAATTTTTGCTGCCCTGCGAACTTCTTTACGTCTACTGATAAGAATGCACTGTTTTGGTCTGTGTCTGAAAAAATTGCATCTTCGGCAGCAATTGCAACCGTTGGCATTGCAGTGATCTTAGGAATTTCAAAAGTCATTCCAGCGTCAGGCAATGTACCGCGAGAAATCGCGTCAATGCTTGGGCGGATTGTTGTGCCCAATCCGTTGATTACTTCAGCCAATTGACGCGTAGGAACAAGTCCTGCGTTGTCTGTTGTGTTGTCTGCTGCAAGAACGTACTGGCGCGCAGTTTCGTCACCTGTTGCAGCAAGAACCTTATTCTCAAGATACTTCGCGGCAGTGATTTCAATGCGTGGTGTTGATTTCCAACCACCAACTGCGTTTGCAGTTGCGGTGATTGACTGGGCGGCTTCAACCGTTTCGGCGGTTGCAGCGTCTTTGACGGTGTCTTCCACTTCGTCTTCTCCTTCTGTTGGTTTTGGTGCTTCAGGTTCGATTGTCGAATCTGAAATTTCTTCTTCCGTTGCGGCTACTGACTCAACGCGTGCCGATCTAATTGCGGGTTCGCTGGTTAGTGCAACGCCTGTCAATTCACCCATGAGAATGCGAACCGTGCCGTCTTTAAGAGTTTCGTATTCATCAAATGAAACTTCAACGCTAAAGCCGTCACGCAAACCTTCTTGCGCTTCGATCAATGCGTCATTGCCTGCGGTTGTCTCAGCAATTTTAAAAGTCGCGTCGATTCCCTTGTCACTTGATTCAATTGAAAGTGTTTTACCAATTCGGCGCGTACGATCGTGTTCAAGGTTAAGCAAAACCGCAGTCGGTTCGATTGAACCAGCAGCGAATTGAACTTTACCAATTGACGCGTTTCCAGTTTCTTCAAACGTTACAATGCGCCCGGAGATTGTGCGACTGTTTGAATCTGCCGCCGTGATTTGCATTGGTGTTATGACTTTTTTCATAGCAGCATGTCTTCTTCCTCGCGTATTTCGTCGATCGACATTGCGCCGATACGATTCAAGATTTCATAAACCTGCGCGCGTTCGTAAGGGTTACCGCGCAAGAAGTCGTCAAGATCAAATGAAACTTTGTTGCCTGCTGGTGTGAAATCAGCAAATGAAAGGCGTTGTTCGATTATGGACATGTAATTTCTAAAAGCAAAATCGACGAGGTCGCGCCTTTTGTCTAAGGCGTTTGAATAAGTAAAACTGGATTGTTGCGAATCAGTAAAGTATGCAGGCAAACCGCATGCACGTGAAAGTTCAAGTGCAACGTAATTGCGTGCTTCATTTAACTGCAAATTCTTTGGGTCGTATCCCAATGTTTCAAGTGTTACGTCAGCATTCAAAAACGCCGTCGATTTGTTTGCGCGTGCCGTGCGCCATGCACTAAGCAATTTTGAAACGCGGTCGGCTGGCAATGATGTGCCATTTGATTTCAAAACCATTTGTGGAATTGGTTCGACTGCAAAATTCATTGCAGCGCGTTCAAGTGCAGCAGCCGCCTTAATTGTACGACCTGCACGACTTAGCAAACCTTCTTGCGTTCCCTGGAAAACGACCAGGTTTGCAGGGTCAACGTAAGCCCCGTCGATTGCATAAGACACAATTTCATAACCCATGCCGTTTGTTTGGATTGTTACGCGTTCAGGTGCAACGCGTTCCATTGCACGAATTTTTCCTGTATCTGCGTACCTGTCCATAACGTAGGCATAGGCTGAAGGAAAGAAAAACAAATCTGAAATAATCCATGACCAAAAGGTTGCGCCTGGAATTCTTGGGTCGGGCTGATTGATGACGCGTGGTTGTGAAACCTTTTCACCCGTTGCTTCGTTGCGTGTGTGCATTGGAAGCGACGCAATTGTTTGAATGATTCCTAATGCGCGTGCGCATGTTGGCACACTCATTGCTTCGGCACGCGAAGCCGTTATCACGCCGCCGAATAAGAATAAATTCCCAACTTCGGAATAGTACGGCGCGATAGCGGCAGCGTCCACGTTGGCGGCTTCGACTGGAACGGCAGCGTCAACCTTCGGCGTGAATAGATCGAAAAATCCCATGCCCGAATTGTTGCAGGCTTATACGTTCAACCCACCATGATGTCAAGATCATTCTCTGGGCGTGTCGCAAAATGGGAAACGAGACTGACTGCCACTGCACCGCAAACGACCGATTGTGACGCGCGCCTGCCAATGACCCAACCGCCGTCCCCACGACGCAATTGAACTGCCGCCAAAACTTCTTCCGACAATTGTGATTGACCACGGTGTTTCAAACGCCCCGAATTGATTGCACTCAGCATTTCGTCGCACGCCTGCGCGTAAACCGTGTCCATGTCGAAAACGGGAATGCCAGCGGGTGCAAGGCGCGCGGCTACGGCTGCGCTGGTCTTTCGACTGTAAAGCACGTATTCGGTTGGATATTTTCGGGCGTAATCTGCAAGGTCGTTGGCGATTGCCTTATCGTCTAATTGAAGATCGTTTTGCCAGGTGTGCAGTAACTTAACGACAAATTGTTCGCCGCCGATTTTCTGCGCCCCAACAAGTGAAGCAAATTTTCTGCACGGCGAAAGATCGATTGCCAACCATGTCAATTTGTCAAGATCAAGGTCTGCGGATTTGTCCAGGCAGTTACCCCAACTTGCAGCGTCCACCGCGCTATTGATCGCAACAACCCAGCGGCACAACACTTCGGTCATGACCACGTCAGGCGGGTCGTTCAAAACGCTTCGTACGTTGTCCGCATGGATAAGCGTGCCCATTGAAGGATTGGCGTACCGTGCATTTTCCACGCTGATTTCGTCGGTCGGTGCTGACCATTCAAAATAGCCAATATCGTCCGCGACCCCTGCAATGGAAGCCAATGCCCTATCTCGAAATTGGTTCAACACCACGCTGGAAGAATCGCCCGCGTTTGTGTACGCCATGACCATTGGGTTTGCCGCCGCCATAAGGGTATAACGCAACGAAGCAAAACTTTCAATGTCATTCATTTCGCGTAATTCGTCCAGGTGAATCGTCGAAGGTCGGGAAACACCACGGGCAGCCGAACCACCCGCGCGCACAATGAAGCGGTTACCCGTCAGGGTTTCGATTTCCTCACCGCCGTGTTGCCAGCGGATCTTCTTGACCTGTTTTCTCAGGTTGTCGTTGCCGTCGATCATTTGAACCATTGCCCTAAATTGTTCCAGGGACGTTGACAAGCGGTGCGCCGAACCAATTTGCAGTTTTTCGTCCCATAAGAACAACCCGCCCAAAATACGAATCAGTTGCAGGAATGATTTTCCATTCTGACGTGCTACCACGATCGTGTTAACGGGCGAAGCCCACCGACCGTCAGCCTTGATTTTGTGCGTATGAATCAGCGCAAACTTTTGCCATTCCATAAGATCGATACCCAAGTCCGTCGCCAAATCGATCAATTCACCCCCGCGTGAAGGTAAATCGTTCAATGGCGTGTGAATTCTGGGTGTTTGTACGCCAATTAGCGGGATTTGCAGGTCTGCGTCCCTACCCAAAACCGTTTGAAGCCCGTTTAAGCCTTCTTTAGTCGTCTGGTGACCTATTAAGACCTTCTCAGTCATTTTCGTGGCTTCTTGAGTCGTTTAAGGGGGAAATTAAACCAGGAAGGGTCAGGGGTGTCGGTGTGTTATTAAAAAACCGCCCACCCTTGCTTGAATTGCATGGTGTGCATAACGATTGAAGATTCCAGTCGTCATCACCGCCATTCAGGCTTCTTGGGACGATATGGTCAACCGAATTGGCTTCGCCACCACAATGCTGGCAAGTGTAACCGTCACGTTGAAGAATACGCTTTCGAATCTTCCGCCACCTGGCAGTTGAACCATTGTCTTTCAATGCACTTGCCATTAGTAGTAATTCCGATCTTGGTGGAATGCCCAGGCTTTGCATGGTGTTTGGTAACGCTTTGTTATGTATCGAATCGTTGCGTCAATTTGGCGGT